TATATTATGACTATACCTGAAAAAAACCAAAAAGTCAAGGACTAATATCACTTTTTTTCACTTTTTTTTCAATACGTGCTTTCTATGTATCTTACCCCCAACAAATGCGTTATAATATTCATCGGGTTTTAATAGTACATCATTAATCATTTGTTCACGTAATTCGTAGTACGATAACTCACCTTTTGAAAAACAGAGTCTCAGTATGTCTCTACGGAAGACGTTGCCCCCCTCCACAAGCAATTTTACCTCTGCCGACGAACCATAGTAATCTCTCCAATCAGATTGAACTTTGGTCTTTATACGTTTTTTACGTTTACTGTTCTTGGGTAATATCTTGGGTTTCCAAAAGAACTTCTTACCGATATACTTTTTACCAGTTGATTCTTCTGTTACGACGTAGACGAACCCTTGAAAAGGTTCAAGGAATTCGTCCGTCGGGGAAAACTCTTTATCTTCATACATCCATGTCATAGAAGTATATAGTGTTTGTTTATTCCATCTCCGTCCCACACATGGGGCAGAAAAAAGGTTGTTCGTCAGAGTTCAATACTCTAACTTCAGACTTAGTTTCACAAACGAAACAATCCATATGAAAGGTTTCGTCCTCGTCGTTCATTATGCCGCGTCCTCGACATCCCAACCCCAGTCACCTTCCATACCATTTACGGAATATTCGGTAACTCGTTTCTCAAAGAAGTTGTCATGCGACGCACCATTCAGTACCCAATCTAACCAAGGTAACGGATTGTCTTTTACTTTGAAGTTTGGTTTCATACCAAGTTGTAGTAAACGTCTATCAGCAATATGTCTTATGTATTGTTTTACATCAGTCTCTGTAAGACCTTCCATCTCTAATCCGTTGAACGCAAGTTTGATAAACCTATCTTCTAACTTCACGACATCCTTTGCCATTTGATATATCTTGGACTTCAATTCATCGTTTACGATACGAGGATGTTCTTGACAAAACTCTCGGAATAACTTTGCGTTACCCTGAACGTGAAGTGTCTCATCTCGGATAGACCATTCTACAATCGTGCCCATTCCCTTCATCTTACCATAGCGTTGGAAGTTCAGTAGCATTACGAATGACGCAAACACAGAGAGTCCTTCGTTGAATACAGATTGCGCAAGAGAGAGTGCTAACCCAGTATGAGAGTTTATGTCACCCTGTTTCATAAAGTCAATCTTATCTGACATCTCGGTATACTCAAGGAACTTATGAAAGTCCTCATCAGGTAATCCTAGTGTATCATTCAATAATGCGTATGCGCGTTGGTGTACTCCTTCACGATTTGCGAATGAGGATAACATATTACGTGCTTCATTATTTCTAAACTTGGGTATGAGTAACTCGTGATAGTTCTCACCTACCTGTACGTCACTCTGTGTGAATAGACGTAGTACCTGTGTGATGAAGTCTTTCTCTGCGTCGTTTAGTTTGGTCTTCCAATCCATTACGTCTTCAGAGAGTTCTGCCTCGTCTTCTACCCAATGGATTTCTTCATGTTTCTTGGTGAGTTCTACTGCCCACGGATACTTGAATGGTTTATAAGTTTTTGAAAATTCTAATAAGGACATGTGTCACCTTTCTTTGTTTGTTTATCTAACCTTCGCACGCGCGACATTCTCCGTCGTCACTCTCAAAGGGTTTCTCTAACCAAATCATAAAGTCATCATACCCACCGATATAGTCTCCTTGGATATATATCTGTGGTACAGTTTTGACGTCACGACCTGTTACTTCTCTGGCAGTCTTACCTACCTCTTGTAAATCAACATAGTCATAAGGTATACCGCGCAACTTCATCTCCTCTTTTGCGAGTTGACAATATGGGCAGTTTCTCTTACCATAGACTACATTTCTTTTATCACCCTCAAGGGCAACTCTTTCTACTTTCTCCGATACATTCTCAGCACGTTGCTTTGCTTCTGTTCGTAGATAGTATAATCCTTTCAGACCTTTCTTCCACGCGGATAGATGAACCTTATTTACATAAGACTTGTCTGCCCCTGATGGGAAAAATAGATTGACCGATTGACCTTGACATATAAACTCTTGTCTTTCTGCGGCATGTTTTACTACCCACATTTGGTCTAACTCTTGTGCGGTCTTGAATACTGACTTCTCTCCTTCCGTAAAGAAAGGTAGATGTTGTACTGAACCTTTGTTTGTAATAATAGAAGTCCAGTTTGAATCGTTATTCTCACCCTTCTCATCAAGGAGTTGTGTAAGATACTTATTCTTTACGAGAAAGGAACCTGCCCGTGTACGATGCGTATATGCGTTTGCCTTTAGAGGTTCTATAGAAGGACTTGTACTGAGAATAATACCAGAGGACGCATTAGGAGCAATCGCAAGTAAGTGAGAGTTTCTCTTACCACTACCGATACCATCAGGATACTCACCGCGTTCTTCTGCGAGTAACTCTGTTTCTGCGTGTGCTTCTCTATTGATATGTTCAAACACAGTCGTATTGATATCTCTTGCCGCTTCACTCTCCCAAGCAACTCCGTGTTTTTGTAACAAGGAATGGAAACCCATCGCACCAAGACCAATAGACCTTTCACGTTGAGCACTATACTTCGCACGAGTAATAGTATCGGGTGCTTTCTCTATAAAGTATTCCAATACATTATCAAGCATTCTTACGAGGTCACGAATGATAGGTGTATCTTTCCACTCATCATAATACTCTAGATTGAGAGAACTCAAACAACACACCGCAGTTCTATCGGCACTCGTCGGTAGATGTATCTCATTACAAAGGTTCGAACCATTTATCTTGAGACCTAAATCCTTGAGGGGTTGTGGTAGAGTTGCGTTGGCAGTATCAATAAAGTTTAGATAAGGTTCCCCTGTTCTAAATCTTGTCTCCAGTATTCTTTCCCAGAGTTTACGAGCATCAATAGTTTCTTTTACTGAGTCATCCTTGGGGTCTCGTAGGTCAAAGTCTGTACCTTCTACTACCGCAGTCATAAACTCATCAGAGATATTGATTGCGTTATGTAGGTTCAATGCCTTACGTTGTACGTCTCCAGTAGGAATACGCATATTCAAAAACTCAAGTATGTCGGGATGAGAGATATCTAGGTATGCCGCATAAGAACCCTTACGAGTTTTACCTTGTCTATACGCAATCATATCTGCGTCTACGGTATGAAGAAATGGCATCGGACCCGGAGCAATGTCAGATACTGTTCTCACATCAGACCAATGACCGCCAACACCTCCACCATAAACGGATAACCATCTGAGTTCTGAAGTGTGACCAATAAGTCCTTCTAATGTATCGGGTACATAGGTAAGGAAACAAGAGATAGGCATACCCTTACTCTTGCTACTTCCGTTAGGTGCATTAGATAATACTGGAGAGGCAAACATAAACCACTTCTGCGACACATAATCATAAAGACGTTGTGCGAGTTCGTCGTCTATCTCATCTCGGTATTTACTCCATGCTTCACTTGCTCTTTTGAATCCTTCTTGGGGACTTTTTTCATTACCTCTAAGGTAGAAATCTTTTAGCATTCCTACCGCATAATCCGCTAATAGTTTATCTTTCTTGCGGTCAATCTTCACTGTCATTTCATCTCCAAGGTGCAAGTGTTTTTAGGGGTGTAGAAGTACTTATACATCTACAAGTTTATAGAACCACCATTATACTATAAAAGCGGTCAAAAGTCAAACTTTTTTTTAATTTATTTTATTTTATTTTCCGCGACTTTTATCTATAGCACGAGAACCTAACAAGAATGATATTATTGCAGCAAAGATTGCCTTCGTGTCATCATCCCATAGGATACCGAGTGAGTCTTGGATAGAGGAACCTTGATTGACTGCCTCTAACAATAACGTAACTTCGATTGCACAAAACAACCCAAAGAATGCATACGTTATGATAGGTCGTACAGACTTTTGCAATCCAGCAATAATCCCTACACCCTGATTGATTGATATGTCATGTTCTATCAATCTCTTATGTTCGTTGTCCGCTGCTTGCGTCTCGAACATTTTCATTTCATGGTCAAACCCTGCGGCACGCAGTTCTGCCATCTTTTCCATTTTCTTTAGTTCAAACTTATTGTTTGCTTTAGTCTTTAGGTGGTCTGTTATTGCGGGAACAATAGAACCTCCAAAACCTAAAGCAGTTCCTAAAATACCACTTAACATTATTTACTCCATCTTTCTATGGTTTTTTCATGCTGTTGAACCGCCATTCGTCTCAACACATCGTCTTCTTTTTTCTTTTTCTTTTTCATATTTACGGGTACAGTCTCGGAG